GCAGGTGGTGATAGTGGAGCTGGAGGTTCAGGAGTTGCGATACTAAGAATGAACACAACAGATTACTCAGGAGTAACAACTGGTTCACCAACAGTAACAACTAATGGTTCATACACAATATTAACTTATACAGGTAGTGGAACATACGTTCACTCATAAATAAAATTTAATTAACTTTGTAAAAAATAAATTATGGCACATTTTGCAGAACTTGATGAAAACAACACAGTACTACAAGTAATTGTTGTACACAACAATGAACTGCTTGGAGCTGATGGAAATGAGTATGAAGAAAAAGGCGTTCAGTTTTGTGAGACCTTATTTGGCCACGCAAACTGGAAACAAACTTCTTACAATCATAACATAAGAAAACAATTTGCTGGAGTTGGTTATACTTACGACCTAGACAAGGATGTCTTTGTTGCACCGCAACCTTTTCCAAGCTGGTCTTTAGACGATAACAGTGATTGGCAAGCCCCAACGCCAATGCCAGAGGATGATAATCTATATAGCTGGAATGAGGAAACTCAAAATTGGGATTTAGTTGAACCTATAAATGATGATACAGAATAAGATGAATTTAGACTTTGAGCCTACGGTACTTGGTATAACGGTTTTGGTAATCAGTATAGCTGAAATTAATGAGGCTTTACAAAGCCTACTTTTACTAGCAACTATAGTATATACGATTATCAAGATATATCAACTCTTACAAAAAAAGTGAAACATTTTAATTATGAAGAATTTGACTCGCCTGATTTTCCTGACAGTGGGAATAATATGGATGAGCATTTTCTCCGCCTGCTCGACAACGCACGTCAAATTGCAGGGATACCATTCAAAATTAATTCCGGCTTCAGAACTCCAAAACATAATGCAAAAGTGGGAGGGTCAGAGAACTCGTCGCATCTCAGAGGATTCGCTGCCGACATACATGCAACATCCTCTTCGGACAGATTCAAGATATTATCAGCACTTATTGAAGTTGGATTCACTAGGATTGGAATAGCAAATACTTTTATTCATGTGGATGCTGACCCAATAAAAACTAAAGATGTAATTTGGACGTATGCTTAAACTATTAAAAAAATTATTAGGATTTAGTGACTCAGGCGTAGATGGTCTAGGACTTGAAATAAGAGAACTTATTAAAGGCAAAGAGATTGACCCACAAAAACTTATTGAAATGCAAACTGCTATCAACGAAATGGAGGCAAAGCACAGGACGATTTTTGTGGCCGGATGGAGACCTTTCATTGGCTGGGTGTGTGGGATAGCCCTTGCGTATAATTTTATCATCAGAGATATGCTAGTGTGGTATATGGGAGCGGCAACAGCCCCTCCTGCGCTGCAGATGGAACATCTTATGACTGTACTTATTGGTATGCTAGGACTTGGTGGTATGAGAACGTTTGAAAAATTAAATAATAAATCTAATTAAATGGCAAAATCAATGTCAGTAATTCGCTACGAGAAACCTAAAACTCGTAGACCAGGAGTACACGCTAAAACTAAAACATCTAAACTTAAATCATCTAAGTATTACCAAAAAAAGTATAGAGGTCAAGGCAGGTAAATAATTTATATCTTTGTATTAATTAAATTTAATCAAATGGATATTCGTAAAATATCAATAGGGCCAAACTATAAATCTGATGCTATGCATTACATAGTAGGTCAAGAGGTGTTAGGTGGTAAATATTTTATACACTTAATTCAATATGTGGAGCGAAGTGATAGTGTAAAAATCTGGATACAAAGAGAGGGAGAGATATTACTCTGGAAAGAGTTTAACTCAAATATGCCAGTGTCAATTGAATATAATATAAACTTTTAATGAGGTCACCTTTTTATTTTATTGTAAAGCCTCTTGATGATAAAAGATATACCAATACGAAAGATATCGATGGTATGGATTTTATAACAAGCACATCTGAAGAAAACCACATGGCTTCAAACAGACAAGGTGTGGTTGTAGCTACTCCACTTGGTTATGATGGAGAGATAGAAGTGGGAGACTTACTTTTAGTACATCACAATGTATTTAAATTTTACAATGACATGAAGGGTAGGCAAAAAAGTGGTAAAAGTTTTTTTAAGGATAATTTGTTTTTTATAGAACACGACCAGTTTTTTATGTACAAGCATAACGACCAGTGGGTTTGTCATGATAGATATTGTTTTGTAAAACCTGTGCCTGTTGAAGAATCATTCATTATGAAGCTTGGAAAAGAAGAGCCACTTATTGGTATTATGAAATACCCAAATAAATATTTATCTTCACAGGGAGTCGAGAGTGGTGATAAAATTTCATTCAAACCAAATAGTGAATATGAATTTACAGTAGACAATGAAAAGTTATACAGAATGTTTGACCATCAAATAACTATGAAACTATGAACTCTGAAGAATTAAAAAGAGAAATTATACACGCAGGTCGTAGAGCTGTTGAGCAGCTAATAAAGGTAGCTAAAGAAGATATTATAAAGCCCGACCCTGATGATGAACTGGCGGCAGATAGATTAAAGAACGCAGCAGCAACAAAGAAGCTTGCTATATTCGATGCGTTTGAGATATTAAATAAAATAGATATGGAGGAGGAAGTAATTAACTCTGGAGGACAGGTAGATAAAACAAATACAAAACAAGGGTTTGCAGAAAGAAGATCAAAGTAGTTTATATAAAGTTTTAAAGAATTATGTTCCTAGTGGAGTTCTTAAAAAAAAGAACTCTTCTAAAACATGGCTCTATGGTTACAACGAAAAATATGATTTAGTTGTTATTTCTAAATCAGGACAAATAGGAGATATAATATCTATAAGCGGATTAGTAATCGCCTTACCTCTAGCTCCTAAAGAAATATTTAAAAGAGATAAAAATAAAGAGCACCAGTTTTGGGAAAGACAAGAGCTGCCTAAAGATTTATCAAGAATCAATTCTATATTTCAGTGGAACGACAGGCCTTCATTATTTAAAAACAAATGGGTTGATTATATAGAGTCTGAGTTTGATAGAAGAGAGTTGGGGTTTTGGTTTTACAACAACGGTAAAGCAACATATATGACAGGCTCTCATTATATGTATCTGCAGTGGACAAGTATTGACGTAGGGTATCCAGATTTTAGAGAAGCTAATAGAATATTCTTTATTTATTGGGAAGCTTGTAAGGCAGACAAAAGATGTTTTGGTATGGATTATTTAAAAATAAGACGTTCAGGATTTTCTTTTATGGGGTCATCAGAATGTGTAAATACAGGAACGCTAGCTAGAGATTCAAGAGTTGGTATACTTTCTAAAACTGGTTCGGATGCAAAAAAAATGTTTACCGACAAAGTTGTTCCTATTGCTAACAGACTGCCGTTCTTTTTTAAACCTATACAAGATGGTATGGATAAACCTAAAACAGAGTTAGCGTTTAGAGTTCCAGCATCTAAGATTACAAAAAAGAATATGCACGAGGTGATGGATGAAGAGTTAACAGGACTTGATACTACAATTGACTGGAAGAATACCGACGACAACTCTTATGATGGTGAAAAACTGTTACTATTAGTACACGATGAATCAGGTAAATGGCTAAAGCCAAATAATATTCAGAACAACTGGCGTATAACAAAGACTTGTTTAAGATTGGGTAGTAAGATAATTGGTAAGTGTATGATGGGTTCTACTTCAAATGCGCTTAGTAAAGGTGGTGAGAATTTTAAAAAATTATTTGAGGATTCAGATTTGAAGACTCGTAATGCAAATGGTCAGACTAAATCAGGGCTGTATAATCTATTTATTCCTATGGAGTGGAACATGGAAGGATTTATAGATAGATATGGTATGCCTGTTTTCTATAAGCCTGAAAAAAAAATACGAGGAGTAGATGGTGAGTGGATTACAAATGGAGCAATTGATTATTGGCAGGCAGAAGTGGAGTCTCTTAAAAAAGACGCTGACGCACTTAATGAATTTTACAGACAGTTTCCTAGAACAGAATCACACGCATTTAGAGATGAAAGTAAATCTTCTTTATTTAACCTTACTAAAATTTACCAGCAGATAGATTACAATGATTCACTTATTATGGAGCATCATCTAACTAGAGGTAGATTCTATTGGAAGGATGGTGTAAAAGATTCAGAGGTTATATGGACTCCTGACTCTAGGGGTAGATTCAAAGTTTCTTGGACACCTAAGAAAGGTCTTAATAATAGAAAAATTCAAAAGCATGGAATATTTTTTCCAGCCAATGAACATATAGGAGCGTTTGGTTGTGACTCTTATGATATATCTGGAACAGTT